TATTGGTACAACATTCTTAGATAACATTTACATGGTAAATGCAATTACTTCTTCAGGAGAAAATGGTGAAATTATATGTAATGTTAAGAATGGATCAAATATTGCTGGAATATTAACAACTGGATTCCATAATCCAGCAAACACTGGATTAACAACATCATTAGGTAGGTTATCTTGGGGTAGACTATATACAACAGTAACTTCACAACCTGTTAGAAGTGCAACTCCAATTTCAATCGGAGTTACTGGATTTACAGTTAATTCTGGATTGACAACTTTCCCAACAATTCAAAGAAGGAACTTTAAGGATACATCCTTGAAGGGATTAAGATCCACTGGATCATTGAGAGTCTTTGGACTTCCATAATAAATCACTATAAATAGAGAAAAAAGTAGTTTAATTACGATGTCGGCAATTGTTACTGATCAATTTAGAATTCTAAATGCGAATAATTTTGTAGAATCAGTAGAATCTGATAACAATTCTTATTATGTTTTTATTAGTTTATCAAATCCAACAACAGTTGGATATGGTAGATCTTCTGGTTGGCAATCAAGTACACCTGCACCTGTAGATAATTTTTCTTATAGGGCACATGTTGGCGATACTATGATGTTTGGTAAGAAAATATCATCTGCAAATATTAGAAGAATTGTAAGAAAGGTAGATTGGGTTTCTGGTAATAGATATGAGATTTATAGAGATGATTATAGTGTATCTAATCCAAGTCCAATAAATTCTGCTGCTAGATTATATGAAGCAAATTATTTTGTAATAAATTCTGATTTTAAAGTTTATGCTTGTATTGATAATGGTGGTGATGGATCTAATCCAAAAGGTAGCATATCACAAGATGAACCAACATTTACTGATTTAGAACCAACAAAAGCTGGTAATAGTGGTGATGGTTATGTTTGGAAATATCTATTTACAATTTCGCCAAGTGATATTATTAAGTTTGACTCAACAGAATACATAACAGTTCCTAATAATTGGGGATCAAATACAGATTCTGGTATTAGAGCAGTTAGAGAAAATGGAGATTCTTCTGTAAATAACAATCAAATTAAGCATATCTTTATAGAAAAGGAAGGTGCTCAATATGCTAATGGTTATGGACAAGAGGTTGATATAATTGGTGATGGAACTGGTGGAAAGGCGATAATTGATGTTGTTAATGGTAAAATAACTAATGCAACTGTTAGTTCTGGTGGTAAGGGGTATAGTTATGGATTAGTTGATTTAGGAACTTTAAATAGTAATGTTTCTACTGTAAATAGAGCAAAATTAATTCCAGTAATTCCTCCATCATTAGGTCATGGTTATGACATTTATACTGAGTTGGGAACTGATAGAGTTCTAATCTATGCAAGATTTGATGATTCTACCAAGGATTTTCCAACAGATTCAAAGTTTGCACAAGTTGGTATTGTAAAAAATCCCACTAAAGTAGGAACTGCTGTTACATATACAGACAATACTTTCTCTTCTTTACAAGCAGTTAAATTTGATACTGTTACAGGTACACCACAAGTTGGTGAAGAAATTAAGCAAACTCTAACTGTAGCACCAAATAATGGAAAAATTGCTACTGCTTATGTTGCTTCTTATGATAAAGATACTAAAGTTCTAAAGTATTTTAGAGATAGATCTTTAAATTATACTACAACAGATGATCAAACTGATTATTCTGGTATATCAACCACTGGTAGAATATATGGATTTGAATCTGTAGCAACAGCAAATCAGATAAAAGGATCTACATCTGCTTTCTCTGGATCTGTTCATACTGCCTTTTCTGGAATATCGACAAATCCAACTGGAACTAAATTAATTAATTTAGGAGTAACCTTTAATGCAGGGTTATCTGATAGTGAGATAAATAAAGGATCAGGGGAAATAATCTACTTAGATAATAGACCTTTGATTGCTCGAAATTCTCGACAAAAAGAAGACATTAAAATCATCCTGGAATTCTAAAGAAAAATGCCACAAAAGACTAACTTAAATATAAGTCCTTATTATGATGATTTTGATAAGGCAGACAATTTTTATAAGGTGCTGTTTAAACCTGGACATCCAGTACAGGCAAGAGAATTAACAGGTTTACAATCTGTACTCCAAAATCAATTAGAATCCTTCGGAAGTCATATCTTTAAGGAAGGATCAATGGTCATTCCTGGAAATATTGAGTATGATCCAACATATTTTGCAGCAAAAGTTAATCCAGATCATTTGGGTGTAGATATATCAATATATTTGGACGCAATTGTCAATAATAATGATGGTAAAGGAACGAGAGTTAAAGGACAAAATTCTCAAATAGAAGCAACAATAAAGAATTATATTTTACCACCAGATGAAGGTGTTGATGAAATTACTATATTTGTTAAGTATATTACATCAGGTACAAGTGGAGAGAGTGAAGCATTCCCTAATGGTGAAATATTAACTTTAGAAGAGAATGTAACTTATGGAAATACAACATTAACAGCAGGTGAGACAGTTTTAAGTTTAGTTCCCGAACTAGCAACAGCAACTGGATCTGCTTTTGGTGTTAATGATGGTGTATATTTTATTAGAGGAACTTTTGTAGATGTTACTAAAGATACTATTGTCTTAGAACCTTATAATAATAAACCATCTTATAGGGTAGGTTTTCAGATTATAGAAGAAATTATAAATGCAAATGATGATCCATCTTTGTATGATAATGCAAAAGGGTTTACTAATTATGCTGCTCCAGGTGCTGATAGGTTTAAGATAACAGTAAAATTAGCGAAAAAAGCATTATTAGACTTTGAAGATACCAACTTTGTTGAATTATTCAGAGTAAAGAACGGTGAAACGAAGAAATTGCAGAATACTTCTGTATATTCTGAAATTAAAAAATATTTTGCAAAGAGAACTTTCGATGAATCTGGCAACTATGCAGTAAAACCATTTACAGTTAATTTACAGAATTCTTTAAATGATGAAGTAAGGACTGCTGGTTTATTCACTGAGGGTCAAAAGACTGATGATGGTAATGATCCATCAGAAGATATGATGTGTGTTAAACTGTCTCCAGGTAAGGCATATGTTAGAGGATTTGATGTTTACTTACCAGGTACAACAGTTTTAGATGTAGATAAACCAAGAGATACTAAGACGGTTAAAAGTGCTTCTGTTTCTTATGAAATGGGAAGTTTATTAAAAGTTAATAATGTAAATGGAACACCATTTATTAATATTGGTGGTGATGCTAATAATGTTATAGGGTTGTATAGTCGTAGAAAAGACGACGCAATAGCACCAGGTGGTACTACTGATTGGAATGGTTTACAAAGACAGGTTGGACAGGCTCGTGTTTATTCATTTAATACATCAGATGCTCCATATACAGATTCCAGCACAGAATGGGATTTATATCTTTGGGATATTCAAACATATACAATATTACAAATATCCAATTTAGATAGTGGTAATAAGGCTGGAACAAGAGTTCGTGGTTTAAGTAGTGGTGCTATTGGATACTTAGCAAAGGATGCTGGTAGTATTCATGCTACAGAAATTGTAGTAACACAGACAACAGGAACTTTTGTTCAGGGAGAATCATTAATATTTGGTGAACGGACTATTGCTTCAAATTCATCGATACTTGATGTTGACGCATATACTGTAGATGATATTAAATCAGTCTATCAAGATTCAATTACTGCTAGTGGTAATACATTAAAATCTGTTTTTACAGCAGATTCTGTTCTCTATGATAGAATATTACCTAATTTTTTACCTACTGATGTTTTAGGAATAACTGGTGGTTCTGGTTCAGCAACTGCTAATTGCCCATTAAGAAGATTTTCTGGTAAAGTTGGTATTAAGACTGAATCTGTAATTGGATATCAAGGTGGTAATGCTACTGGATTATTTAATGATCCTATATTTCATAGAGTATCTGAAATTAGTGCTGATGGATCAACTTTAACATTAGTTGAATGTCCTGATGTTACTGGTGTTTGTGAAGGTGATATTCCTGCTACTGGTATATCTACTGAATCCACTTTCTTTATAAAATCTCCAAAAATTACAAATTTACAAAGATCTGGACTCTTTAGTCCTTTACCAAAGAGAAATGTATCTTCCGTAGATGTCTCAACTGCTTCATTGCAGATTAATCGTCAAATAACAGGACAGGATGCTAGTAGCAATTCAATCACTATGAGTAGTAGTGCTGGATTAGATGCAAATGCTGGAATTAATAGTGCATTTTATGAACCATTTGATGTTGAAAGGTATTCTATTGTTTATAAAACTGGTGAAGTTGAAAAATTAACTTCAGATCAAGTTACTATAACAAATAATGGTAATGATATTAAATTTAGTGGATTAACTCCTCCAGCAGGAAGTGGAAATAACCTAAATGCTGCAGTTAATGTTACTATGAAGAAAGTTGGTCTTAATAGTAAATCTAAGGATTATATTAGAAGTGAAAAATTAGAAATAACAAGAACCGTTGGTGTATCAACATCTGGTAGTTTAACTCAGAGTAGTGCATATGGTCTTAGAGTTGAAGATAAAGAGATTTGCTTAAATGTTCCTGATGTTGCAAATATTGTAGCAGTTTATGAATCTAAGGATTTAAGCACACCAACTTTAGATAGATTAACTTTTGTTAGTGGATTGGGTCTTAATACAAATACTATTGTTGGTGAAAAAATATTAGGTAATGATAGTAGAGCTGTTGGTCAAGTAGTTAATAGAGTATCAGATACTGAAGTTGAATTTGTATATTTAAATGCAAATAAGTTTAACAAAGGAGAACTTGCCACATTTAAAGAATCTAATATTGAAGCAGTGATACAAGTTTATACAAGTGGAAATTATACTGATAGGACGGATAATTATCGTTTAGATACTGGTCATAGAGCACAATATGCTGATTATTCTAGAATAGTCAGAAAATCAAATGCAAATGCACCTGCTAAGAAATTATTAGTGATATTTAATAAATATCAAATTGCTAGTGGTACTACTGGTGATGTATTTACTGCCAATTCTTATAATAAAGAAAGATATACTTATGATATTCCATTCGTTCAAGGTAATAGAGCAACTGATATACTTGATTTTAGACCAAGAGTAAAAACATATACTCATGCTACAGGTAAAGGATCTCCATTTGCATTTAAGAATAGGACAAATAATTTTGAAGAAACTATTCCATATGTTGTAGCACCTAATGAAAGTTCTATTGTTGGATATACTTACTATCTACCAAGAATTGATAAGTTAGTAATTAATAAATTTGAAGAAGTCAAATTAATTAAAGGTGTTTCTGCAGATGAACCTGCACCACCAACTGAACTTGGTGATTCTATGGAAGTTGCACAGATTTCACTTCCACCATACCTTTATGATCCTATTAAACAACCAAATATAAAATTATATGATAATAGAAGATTTAC